TATCCATGTTCCGTCCTCGTTCTCCAACCGAACTTCACCACCGACTATACGGTAGTTTTCTGTATAATCGAACCACTGTGAACCTTTTTCAATAAGCATTCCGCTTTCTTCTATCGTGAAACCATCGCCGTCACATTTATCAATCGAAAAACCTTTTATACATTCGTACTTTTTCAATTTGATTCACTCCTTCGCTATATGCGTCTACTCTTCCTTTGGGAGAGGAGGGATACTCCTACTCCCTTAATGATCTGAATGATCTCTTACGGCTCGCGCCTATTCGGTCGTTACGGGAGCCTGTCGGCCAAGGTCGTTATTTCGTTTCTCCAATGCTTCAATCCAGTCGGCATTTGTCCAGCCTTTTATATCCTCAAACCTAAAATGGTTGCTGCATACCGGGCAAGTCGGAAGCATGCGGTGTTTGCCCCTGCCGTAATGTTGTTGTAGATCCTTGAATAACTTTCCGCTCGGATTATAAGAGGCTATCTCCTTTTTATATTCCAGCATCCTTTCTGTTTCGCGTTGCATGTCATCCCGAACAGTAGCGATGTATAGGATTGCTTCAAACGGATCAATGTAAGCTTTGCATTTGTCGCAGTACACCATTCTGTTTGTAGGATCAACAATTAGTTTTTTCGTGGCACATTTACAGTGCTTTTCAATATTTCGGTTGAGTTGAAGGATCTCCATCCGCACAACATTTTCAGGTAGCTTATCCATTCTGCGCCCCCTGTAGCGTGATATATGCCGCCTCTGCCCTCTCTCTGGGGCTGGCGAGCAACAAACTTGCTATAGCTCTATAGCTTGGTTCTGAACATATCGTGAGTTCATCAGTGTTTACGAACTCATCCAAGTGGTCAATATACGCCTTGTAATTCAATTCAAGCGCCTTTGCCTGTACCTCTAGGCTGGCAGCAGGGTCATTGCAGTAGTTAGGAACGTCAGCCCATGCTTCAAGCTCCGTATTACGTTCTCCACCGAATACAATCTCCGAACATCCCTCAGGATCTGTTAATTCAAAATAGCAGCGCCCCAGCACATCTTTGTCATAGTGGTAGACTCTGTACCCCATCAACTCCGCCAGTGCCCGGTTAAGCTGCTGGTCTGTCTTATCCTTTACCTGTGTCATGACTTACCCTCCCTCGGCTTGTACTTAATTTCAGCCTGTTTGTACCCACAGTAAAAACCTGATAACCCAGCAATCCATAGACAAAGGAAGATCATCATGCCTTGGCTCCCTCCATTCCGAGCATGATAACTCGCTCACCGATCCCTTTTCCCGTTATTAGGATGCCTTCAACCTCTATTGACTTACTAGGCAGATGAGCAACCTCATACCCTTTATTGCGAATTGCTTCTGCTAATGGTCCGATCATACTTGGCAGGATACCTATATTTTCGTATCCACCGCCCTTGACCAAAACCGTTATTACGATTGGCTTTTCTTGGTTCATGCCTTGTCGCTCCCTTCCTTCAACAGTTCACGTGCTTTACTTCCTCTGTCGCTCGTAACCTTTGATTGACCTCTACCGAAGCTTGGCAGCTCCCAATGTTCTTGATTAGCATAGAAATCCAGTCCCTCCCGTTGCCGGGCTATGGTCTGCTCAGCCTGGGTCAACTCCAAAGCTTTACTTACAAGTTGCTGCCGGGCTTCTGCCAAATCTTCGGTTTTACCGGTTAGTTGGTGCTGCAATTCAACCGACCTATTCCATAACCGTTGCATTTCAGTTTCGTATTCACCATCTTGAAACAGCATTTCTTCTCCAGCCAGTTGTTTGCATATCTCGTTCAGACGCTCAGCTTCTGTTTTGTATTTAAGTTTTTGCTGCTGTGCCTCTGCTAACTCCTTTTCTAATCGATTGATCATTTTTGTACTTGAGTCCAGTTCAAGACGAAGTGTTACATACTGATCGTTGGTGTAGTTGCGGCCATTTGGTCCGTGATCCGTAAGGAGGTGTTCTGTCTCTTCTAGAGCAGCCAGCAACTCAACACGGTCCTTGTCTAACCACATTTGTATAGGTGTTGTTTTCAGATCATTTAATCTTTCTGGTTTCATCTATATCTCTCCTTCGTTGTTAGATGATGTATTAAGGGCTTTACGGGCGATTTCCCCTCGTTCTCTTACTCTCGTTTCTGCCATGCCTTTTCCTAAATATTCAGTCGTGTAATGATTTCCGTCTGCATAGAACGCTAGGGCTTTGTCCTTTTCTTCTAGGAGAGAAAGTAGGTAGGATACATCTTCAAAATACCTTATTCCTGGAATAAATCTCTTTTCATCCGTTCCATTCACATATTCTTTGATCTCTGTTAGTTTACTCATAGGAACCCCCTATACCTGTTTCGGCTGCCGCTACGCTGGGTGATTCGGTCGAATCGTAGGCGCTGACGCGCTGTACTGGTTCATACTCATCATTTCGAATGATACTTGGAATGCCTGTCTTATGATCAACAATCAGTGTGTACGTTTCGGAATCATAGCTTTCTCTCATTGGATTTTCGTAAAATTCAGCATCACACAAAGGACAATCTTCCAGTTCATGATCATCGAGTTCATACCATTCACCATCACAAAACGGACAGCACATCTGAACAATTTCCACTGCTGCATTACTCGTCTTCCAAAAATTGATACTCTTCTTCTCCATTTCCTTCACCCTCCTTATTTTTTCTCACAACGCCGTCTTCCCACACCGCTTACACCGTTTGTGCCATCTCCGCATGTTGTAGTCGTACTTGTGGCCGAATAGTCTACATAGGATTCTCATGGGTCGCACTCTTCGCATTAGGCTGCTTCCTCCTCTTCTGCATCTGCAATGCTAGGATCCATACCAAATGCTTCTAGTCCGCGCCGCCACCATTCTCGAAAGTCTTCGTCGTATAGGTCGTAGTCGTGGATCTCCTTACGCTGGTTCATCTCTTTTCATCACCCTTCTATCTGGTCCCAACATTTCGATTTGTTCTGCTTGTCCTTTTATGCGGCTGCCGATCTTACCACCGTTTATCTTCAATCGTTCGTGTATGCGTCCTAGTGAATAGTTGCTGGTCATGATCGTTACTTTGTCGTTCTTCATACGCTCGTCTAGGATGCTGTAAAGCTTACCTTCGCCCCATTCTTTGTAAGATGCGGTAAAGATATCATCGATCATAAGAATAGGTACGCTGTAATACCGCTGTAGAACCTCGTCCTCGCTCTCTTCGCTGTCCCTGCTATAAGTAGACTTAATATCGTTGAAAAGCTGTTCCTCGGTCACGTAGATGGCTGGAATCTTGCGTTTTGAGAATGCGTTAGCCATACACTGCATGAGATATGTCTTTCCAGTACCGTAAGCGTTTAGGTTAGCTCCCTTTGCTTTCGACGCTTCAGCAACCCTTGCATCATCGCCGAAGATATATAACCATGTGCCGATTTCCATGTGTTTTTTTATGTCCTGAACAAAGTCCATTGCAACATTGAACTGTTTTTCATTCATGTAATCTGTTGTTGCATTTTTGAATGTGTGACCGCGTTCCTTTACGTTGAATGTCTCTGAAGCATTGTACTTCCGGAACATTCGCTCTTCATGACATGAACAATTCTCGACTACTGCTATTTGGATCGAAATAGGATATCCTTCTGGCTGTTCCCACCTGAATGTATTGATGGTTCCGGTATAGTTGCATTTGGGACAACCATCATTCGAAATTGCTCGCTCGTCTTCTGACTTCCTCTGTGGTAAGTCCTGATTCACTTCCGGGACTTCCAATAAATCGTTCTGAGCCACTGCTCGCAGCTTTTCGACTCGCTTCAGAAGGCCCTGCATAACTTGTCCCATACTTTCCACCGTTACCACCACCTTTGATTAAAGTGAGTTTGCTATCATCTTCCTCTACTCTTTTGACAACCCAGTTTAAAATGGCTCTGTAATCGCTGGTGTATTTCTTACCACTTGCTCCTTTGTAGTTGTCCAAAGTTTCTATCATTCGTTTCACTTTATCTTCACCATGTGTTTCGGTGAGTTTGTTATGTTCTTCTTGGGTAAGAGAAACGAATTCAGCAAAATTAATTTTTGGTATTATATCTTTCTTTTCTTTTACTTTACTTTTACTTTTACTTTTACTTTGTGTACTTTCTACCCCTGTTTCTGCGGCAGAAACTACTACAGAAACCTCTTCTTTAGGTGAAACATAGGCTTTTCGCATCTTTTCACGCTTGTCCACCACGATAGAAGCACGCTTTTTGATACCGTTTGACGTTAAAACTTGATCATCTTCGTACCTTTCTCGATCAAAACAACCATGCTTTACACTTGTTAAAATCATTTCATGAAGTTTTTGCGTAGTTACTTCTACTTTTTTGGCGAGTATCTGAATAGTTTCTGCGTCAGAAACGTCTAGTTCGAAATTCGGTTCCTGATATATCAGTTCAAGCATGATACAGAAGAATGTGTAACCGTCATTTCCGTGAATAATTCTTAGTGCGTCTATCTTTTTGTCTGATGATAAATTCACATCGTGTGGGAAGTAATCCATTCCTTCTTTTCTTGGTCTTGCCATGATTACACCGCCCACTTTTTCAGGTACTCTTGCACCGCCTTATCCAACAATTGCTGCATCGGAATTCCACGTTCAACGCAGAATAGCTTCAGCCGCTTATGTTCGTTAGGATCAAGACGATAGGGGATGTTTTTTAGCTTCTTCGTGTCTTCCATGTTCTCACTCCCTCATGTTCCTTTGACGTCATTCTATCACGGTATCATTATAATTGCAACGTTAACGTTACGATTGAAGTTATACCGTTTACTTATAAGCTGTTATGAGTATGATAGATTTAGGTGATAATGATGATAAAAAGTAATCTAGCAATGCTTATGGCGGGTAAAAAGATCCGCAGTTTAAATGAATTATCGAGACAAACAGGCGTAAGCGCTCCGGCGTTAGGTCGTCTTTATGATGGTACAAATGTACGCATCGACTATTCCACGATTGAAGCGCTCTGCCTTTTCTTCGATTGCCAGATTGGTGATCTACTGGAATACGTCAAAGACTAAGCGCTCATAAGCTGCTTCAGCTCTACCTCAAGTTCCTCCACTTTCTTCTGACTAAACTGAATCATATGCTTGCTGTACTGCATGCCTCCATAGTCGCCGTACTTGATGTCTTCCTCCATATTTTTGGTGTAGACGAGTACGGCATTTTCCCATACTTCTATTTCAGCAGAAATCCGTTCCTGCCTAGTCATGCGCTCACTTTCCTCTCTCTGGATGCCTTGAATCCATAGCTCCGATCCAGCAGCCGCTTATCAATCTGCACTCTTGGTGTTTCAAGAGATTTCATGTGTATCAGCATCTTGATGGCGAGTGAAGGTGATACATTGCCGTTCTCCGATATCTCACGTCGAGCCAACTTTTCATAATCTGCACTGGTCATGCGATCATCCCCTTCTTTTTTCGTTTATCCTTCACGATCTGATCGAGATCATCAGCCACTTTGCGTAGTTCCTTGCCCGTAGGACACTTCTCGTTGTAATGTTTTTGCAACCGGTTATAGGATGGGTGAGCCCACCGCTTGTCCAGTTTCTTCGGGCACGTTTTGCAGACTTCTAGGTGCTTGTCCATTTGTTGGATAACAGTTTCACGTTCCATCACACTTCCTCTTTATAGATAACAAGGGCGTTATACCATATAACACCTTCAATATCTGGATTTGCCCTAAACTGGATATCGACTATTTCAACATATCCAAGTTCTCCAAGTTCTTTGATTTTTAAGTTCAAGGTAGAATCAAATGGTGTACCGCCTACTTCATTCACCAACATCGTTTTAACTTCTTTTGCATATCCAATCATTTATGCTTCCTCCTTATAACTCCACGCGCGCGTGGGTGGCTTTGTAAACTCCGTTAACTACTACCCTCCGTTAGAAGGGTAGCTCTGCCTGATTAGGATCAGACATGGTCTCTGTCGTTTCCTCAGTAACATCTTTCCAATCCGTAACATCTACAATTTCGCTCATATTTTCCGCTGAGGAATCGAAGTATTTGGTTGTTTCATCTTGATCTACTGCGCGTTGGAACTCAACGCTGATCGGCATATATTTCATTAGAGATTTAAGAACCGTCTTCTTCGCCATCTCGTCAAAGTGGTCTACCCATGGTCCGAAGTTCTTAGCCTTACTGAATTTATCGCGGTGGATCACGATGTCCTGACGGCTCATAACCATGAACGAGTAACCACCATCCTTAAACTTAGCGTATGAGTAATACTTCACTACAGGGCCGCGATCACCATCTGCTGGAACGTGTCTCAACTTCTCGTCAATTCCATACTCATATTCAAATTCATCGTTCTGGTGAACTGCCTGTGCCATGATGCTGCTGATCTGTCCGGTGCGGCGTGCTAGTTCAATCAGACCTTTGTAGCCAATCTGGAACTGGCATTCATCCACGCCTTTGTTCTTATATGGAATGAGGTATGCGTGACCCAAAATAGAAGGTTCAAGACCTAGCTGAGCACACTGCATAACGGCTCCTAGAAGGCTCTCAGGTGAGCAAACCTTTAGTTTAGGGTTAGTACGAATGCTTGTTGTAGCGATTCGAAGGAGTCGATCAGGAGTTAAGTGTTTAGGGATAGCTTGTGCAATAGCTGGCTTCATTTGTTCGAACAGGTCATTGATGGTTTTACCTTTGGTCGGTGTTGTTGTAGTTGTTGTAGCTATACTTGATAATTTTCCTGCTAAATCACTTTGACTAGTTGTTGCTTTCGTTGTCATATTCATTGTTAATTTCCTCCTAATATTTTGAATACGCGACTACCGCGTGCGTTTGTTTTCCAAGAACAAAGTTTTTCATCTTTCCATATTGCTAGCTCATTTTCACCCATCAACTGCTTAACTTTGTTTTTCACGTCCTCATGATCTTCCTCTGCCTGTTTTAAAGCTGTCTTCGTAACAAGTAGTCTATTTACAAGGTCATAGTAGACTTCGCTTATATTGACGCTTGTAGAAGCGCTACGAGGGAACATGTAATTCATTAGGTTGGTGTCTTGTGCTTTAACTTCCGGTAGAACCTTCGCCTTCACATGGTCATTCCAAAAGTTTTCTTCAATTGTGATGAGGCTGTTAATCAGGTTTTCATCACGCTCAATTACTCGCCACTGAAAGTCCCAACCTCCGATTAGTACAGCTACATACCACTTGTCCGCGCCAGTTACAGCCATATAATGATTAGCTTGTAATTGGTATTCAGTCGGAATGACTTCTGTATTACCTTCGAACCAGTGATTGCGTGAATATTCTCCAGTGTTTTTTATTTCAAGTCCGGCATTCTCTCCTGGGACCCAGCGGTCAATGTTCGCAAGCATGCAAGGATGATCTTTGTGTTGGAAGATGTAATTTTGCTTTTGAACACGAATTCCGGTTTCTTCTTCAAACCAATCAGCTACAACTGGTTCGAGGATGCGTCCAGCCTTCATTTTTGGGTTATCTGCGATAGGTGGTATCTCTCCGATTTTGTCTAAGTAGACCTCCAAAGCTGATTTATAACGGCTCAAGCCACAGATAGCAGCCACATCAGAACCACCTATGCCACTTCGCCGCCACTCTAACCATTCGTCATGTTCCATGTCCTTGGTACCCACCAAACGAATCGCTTGCATCTGTCATTCCTCCCTAATTCGTGCTAAGATGGACGTACATTAATTTTCAAAGAGTCTTTCTCGGGCGGCCACTGCAATGGCTGCCTGTTCTCGTCTATAGGCTCTTACATAGTTCATTAGGTACACTCTTAACATCACTGAACTTAGTTTCCCTGCTGCCTTTGCTTCTTTGGCGGCTTCTAAGTAAAATAGTCTGTTGTTCGGAATGTCCTTCATACTTCAACTTCTTCCAGATCATCTACTTCGATTTCATCAACCTCTGCGCTACAACATACATCAAACCAATCAATTGCTGACTCAATGACTTCGTTTTGCTTTAATTCAGTTAAACTATCAAATTCAACCTCAGTCATATTAAGCTGCACTTCGTAGTTAAATCTTAGATTTGCCGTTCCCATTACTCTAATCATTTCATCGTCTCCCTTTTTATAATGTTCGATTATGTCCAGTACCGTTTTAAGCAGATTCTTTCAACTCTCTTTCTAACTCCAATTGCCATTGGTAGATCAATTCCTCTTGCGCTTCTTTTGCGGCTATTTCAGCCTCGTATTCGCTCAGTGGCAGAATCTTCTTTGGTGTGTGTCCGTAAAAGTGTAGTGTTCTAAGCAGATCGTCATAGTCGTAAGCAGGCCATTGCATGTGTCTTCCGTCAGCAGTATCAACAATGAACTGTGTGGGCTGTGGGTAACGTGGATCCGTATTAGCTTGCATCGTCAAACCCTCCGATCGGTCTCACAAATGGCTTGATCGTGCTGGTCATGGCTTCCTGAGTGCACGATTTACAGTGTGGCTGTAAGCTGTCGTAGACTTCGTACTCTGCTTCAGCGCCACAACCGCATGTTGGTGTGAATATGCGCGTTTCACGCTTGGGCTTGTCCGGTCGCTTGAATGGAATTACCAGTGTCAGTCTGCGATTTGTGATATCATCGAGTTTTTTAGCCAACTTTCTTCTCCTCCTTTAACTTCGCCTGTTCTACCTCATTGCTCATTCGCAGTATCAATTCTGGGGATAAGTTGTTAACATTTAGTTTCACTCTCTGAAATTGCTCGATATTTGTCTTTTCCATGTTGTCCTCCTTGGAAAAATCTTCTTATTCAGAAGGTTATTAGTTGTGTAAAATTGAATTGTTTGAGTGGTAAATATTACTTTTGTAAATATTGTTCTTTTACGTAATAGTCCAAAAGTTTAAAGTAGATTACATATGCTTTTCCAAGCATTTTTGCATGTGTCACTGGTTTACCAGATTCATACTTTCTTAGTTTGCTTTCAGAAACTCCGATGTTTTCTGCTAGATTAGCTAGTGAACAAGACCATTTTTCTCTAAGTTCTTTCGCTGCCAATCCTTGCGCTTCCCAATATGACTTGTTATCTCTCATGTACTTTATGCGTGATGGTTCACAATCAAAGTGGTAAGCGATCGTACCATCGTCGCAAATTTCAAGTGAGTTTTTATCTGTTTTCAGTACAACTAAATAGCAAGTTGGGCATACTCCTAAAATGTTGGTTTCATCCATATCAGATAGCCTCCGCTTTCTTCTTTGGGTACCATCCAGCAATAACTTTTAGTGCTTGTCCGAAGTCGGTGCGCTTAATCTCGTTGTAGCTAGGAACATTGAAATGGTCGTTGACAGCTGTGTATATACTCTTAAAGTGTGGATGTTCATAACCTTCACGGTTTAGTTCGCCTTGTCTGCGGCGTACAGCTTGTTGAATTTCAGATCTTTGGGTTTTTGTGAGGACAACTTCGCCGTCTACTACTAATGAAAGGTGTGATACTTGCTGGCGTAATTTTTCGTTTTCAACCTTCATTTCTTTCATGCTTATCAAGGAAGCAATCAAGATATCTTCAATAGTTTGTGGTGTTTGCGTTGGAATACCAGCACGTTGTAATTGTTCCGTTTTGTTAAAGTAATCGTCTACCAATTGACTGTATGCGTTCCAAGCTTTATCTGTGTTCAATGATTTCGCATGTAGGAATGCTCCCTTTGCTGTCCAGAGGTATAATGTGTGTACTCTTTTTAACGAAGTTGGAATTTCAATGTCCGTCTTAAATTCTTTGAGAGCTTCACCCCGCAAAACAAAATAGTGTTTGCCTTCTTCATATCTGTTTTTGTTGTAAGTGAAGTTGTAATTGATTTTAGGTACTGTTGCTCCGAATGATTCTGCTAGTTGTTCACTTGTCAAAACTCTTTGATCATTTTTTTCGATAACTTTTAATTGGTTCATACATAATCACTCCTATTAGTTATTGTGATCACGAAGCGCGATCAATTAGGGTAAAAAAAAGTTCGTCAACCGTTACATTATAAAAACGAGCCAATTTCATTGCTAATTCTTTTCTGGGAAATCTTCTTCCTGTTTCAATCATTGCGTAAGTACTATAAGGTATGCCGATTTCTTCGGAAATCTCTTTCAGGGACCTGTCACCGCGTAGGGTAATCATCTTTTGATTTTTCATGGTAATCCTCCTTTCAGTCACGTTTCGTGACCCCTTGAACATAGTATACAATCACATTATGTGATCGTCAAGTTTTTATTTCACTTATCGTGATCAAATGATTATTGTTCACGATACGTGATATATAATACATTAATGGAGGTGAGTTTCTTTGAAATCATTCGGTGAACGGCTCTCATACTTAAGAAACAAGAAAGGGCTGTCGCAAGAGGAATTATCAAAGATTCTTAAAATTGCTAAGTCAACATTAGGTATGTATGAGATAGACAAACGAGAACCTAACCATGAAATGACTGCTAAAATAGCTGAATTTTTTGATGTGAAAGTAGGGTGGCTTACTACTGGTAAAATTGAAAAGGAGAGTGTTCCTAGCCCACTCCCTGAAGCAGTTATTTTAAATGTTATTAAGGAGGCTGAAGCGAAGTACAACATTAATTTGAGGGATGATCCTCTGGTGGAAGAAGCAGTGCGGGATTTAATTGAAAATATAGCAAAGATAAAGCTGTCAGGGAACAAAGATCATTAACGAGATCGGCATCATCAACAGTCAAACTTGTTCTTGTAATAATATTTTTTGCTAACTGTTTCAACTGATCTTCCATTGTAACAACCCCTTAGTGTTTTTTGTCCAAACTGTTGCGTAAATAATACCATATAAATGCCACTAAAAGAACTTATGTTCGTGTTTTTGATAAAAAAATATATTGTGAGGCCGATCATGGGTTACAAACCTGGTCGTTGCCTACTCAGTAGAAGACTCAGAGAAATAGGTAAAAACCAACAATGGTTAAGTGAGATTACTGGGATTAGTAAAACCCAAATTTCCAATTATGCTACAAATTCACGCTATATGTCTTTGTCGTCAGCAAAGACAATAGCTTCAGCCATTGGATGCCACATTGACGATTTATATGAGTTCATTCAAGAGTAGGCTTGAGCGGCAACTGCTGCTCCGACCCGGACGAAAGTATAACAACACGTATACTCCATGGTGCTGTCTCTCCTTCCATAAGAAAATATTACCATGAATATATTGTAAATTCCTAGCGGTAAAAAATTGAATATTATTGCTCAAAATTGATTATATACATAAATTATACAATGTTTTACACTGATGTATTATATGTTACAGCAAATTCCGCAGCCGATGTGGGTACTTAATGGGGAAATAAATTGAAAAAGATTTTAGTTTTAATATTAGGAGTGTTTATTTTATCAGGGTGTGGTCAATCTGAATTTGATAAGAATATGGACCAAGGAAAAGAATTTTTAAAATCTAAGCAGTATGATGAAGCGATCGAATCATTTAATTATGCGCTCATAGACGATCCTACAAATAATGACGCTAAAATACTTTTAGACAAAGCTAATACAGAACGTATAGAAACAAATATGAAAGAAATGATCACAAAATATAAAAATGATTTCAAACCGCTAATGATTAGATACTTAGGATTAGTTAGCCAACAATCAACAGAAGATCTAACTGTTGATATACAACAAAATAGAGCTTTGGATTTAATTCAATTAAAAAAAGATACTCAGTTTTTCATCGCAGACTATGGAGAATATCAACAAATAATAGATCTTCATAATAATCTTATCAATACAATAGACTACGCAGAAAAGTGCCAAAACAATATCATCACACTTCTTAAATATGTAGATGAAAGTGGTGTTTACTTAATAACTCAAGAAGACGCTGAAACCGCTCAAACGGAGATGGCAGAAAATAAAGAACAACGAGATAATTATTTAAATGAATTTCAGAAGTCTTTCTCTGCATTGACAACTAAATACGGAGTAAACATTGACGGTTAATATAATTAATCAGACCATGCTCAATCGGGTATGGTCTTTTTTCTGCCTCTATCCTACAATACAGACAAGGAGTGATAACATGGTGGTCAAAGCAGACGGTACCCCGTTAAGTAAAACAAAAGTTGCAATATATACAAGGGTATCTACGGAGAAACAAAGTTCAGAAGGATACTCATTAGAAGCTCAACATGACCAATTGATTGATTATGTTAATTCTAACAATATGCAGTTAATTAAACTGTATAGCGATCCTGGAGTGTCAGCGAAGAATCTTAAGCGACCAGGTGTGCAAGAGTTAATTCGAGATTTAGAGTCAGGAATGTTTGATACCGTTATCATTCACAAGCTAGATAGGTTAACTCGTAACATATCAGACCTCTATGATCTTGTTGAATTAGTAAACGCCAAAAACGTTAAATTGATCAGCCTATCTGAACAGATTGATACTTCAAACCCGATGGGGCGAATGTTCGTTTATTTGCTAGGCATATTCGCTCAGATGTTCCGCGAGAACTTAGGTGAAGAAGTAACCAAAGGTATGCGTAAACGTGCTGAGAAGGGATTACACAACATCACAGTGGATCTATATGGGTATCGGCGGCAGGATGATGGTAGATTGCTGATTAAAGAGGATGAAGCTGAGTGGGTTCGATTTATTTTTGAAAGATACGCAGCCGGTGACGGTTCTACCATGATAGCAAAATACCTTAACGAACATGGCATACGCAGAAATAAAGGCTCACGTTGGGATCATAGCAAGGTTCTATTAACACTAGAAAATAAACATTATTGCGGAAAAGTGCACAATAAGTTCAAAAAAGACGACGATGCGATCGTAAGAGACGGTCAGCATGATCCTATTGTTTCCGAAGAGTTATTCGAACAGGCGCAAACGGTACTTAATCGCCGTCGAGAAGGAACAATATCACAAAATACACATGACTATGTGTTCGGAGGTATTTTAAAGTGTGGGAAGTGTGGGTTTTCTTACACGGGAGTAACAGATAATCGGACGGAGAATAAAAATCGGCATTATGTATGTGGTAATAAATCCAGATTTGGTATGTGCGATCAAGGTGGGTTGTCAGAAAAAAAATTAACAGCACTCGTGTTTAAATCTACTTATATCATAAGTGAAGAATACAATAGAAAGCACGTCCCTAAAAAAACAAAGAATGAAGAAGATGAAATCAGGAAGGCAATACGATCCAGTGAAGATCGCCGCGAAAGATGGCAGCTTGCTTATGGGGATGGAAACATGCCGTATGCTGATTTCAGCAAACGTATGCAGGAAGAAATGCTCAGGATTACCGAACTTGAAGCAAAGTTATCCACAATTCCTAAAGAGGTTGTTAGTCATTTAACACCTGAACGTGCGATCAAGACGATTAATGAGATTAAAGATAATTGGGAGTTATATTCACAACGTACACGGAAAGATATAATGCAGGCGTTATTCAAAAAGATTTCTATCATTAAAGAGGGGAGTAACTGGAGAATTTCGGAAATAATACTGGCATAAACAGTAGTTACGAGTTGACGGGCACACCCGTCCATACATAACTATTACTTTTATCGTGAAATTACCGTAACCATGTAGGTGCGGCATCAACTAGTTTCCATTCTCCATTTATGTAAATGTAGCAATATGAAATTCCTTCGTGGACCACGTAGAATACATCTGATTGTTTGGGTTTAGTCGGAAATGGGGTTCTCGGGGATTTTGTTGCGATGCTCATCCATTTATGTAGTTCTTCGTAGCTTGTTGCCCGTTCGAGTATTTTATGAGGCGTACAGTCTGGCCATCCTCCGCGATTGAGTATATATGAAGAAACATGTTCAGCCATCGGTATAGTTATGAGAGTTGGTTGTATAGGCATGTGATCACTCCTTACCACCATTATAAACAAAAATAGCCCCTGCGCTAGGCAAGGGCTTTTAGTCGTTACTTGGTGTGACCGGGATTGTTCTTGCCAAGTTCGAATATACCCGTCGAAGATAGCCCGGCAAAAGCACCAGCCCATAGACGCGGAACGAGATCAAGATCGGTGAAAGGGTATCCGAGCCATCCAGCTAATAATCCGATGATTAGTCCGATAATAGGTACTAAATTTTTCGGTACGCTGACAATAGCTTTTACCGTCTGTAGGATTGCAAATACAGCAGCTGCCAGCACCGAAGCAAAAACCATAACTTGAGCCATCATGTCATTCATGGTTAAACATCCTCCTTAGGGAATAGTAATACTCGTTTGGTGTTTACGACATTTGGATCGAAGAACACCCCTTTCAGAATGCCGAGAGATACGAGATCAACGGATTTTATATAACTAGTGTTGTTTATTATTTTTGTTTCTACCGAAGATTCACCGATATAAATTGATTTCTTCTGGAACATCCACGTTTTCACACCGAGTACAGTCAGAACCTCTTTGGCTGGCACCCAGCTGCTTCCGTTGATAAGCAGACCGCTGTACGGATCATTGTTGCCGATCACAATGCTAACCGGATTGACGCCGACCGGAAGTGGTGGGGCTGGTGGTGTTACTTCTATATATGTGCGACCAAAGTACTGACATAGACCGCGCGTGATCTCTTCAGCACATTCCTCCCGGTACGCATCAGACATCAGAAGTTTGGCTTCGTCTGGATTGTCCATAAATCCACCCTCGATCAGTATCGCTGGCATTTTAGCTTCACGTGTGACGTGTAGGTTGTTCGTCTTCAATCCGCGATTAATCAACGGCGTACCTTTAACAAGATGCTCCTGCACGTCTTGTGCGAGTTTCTTACCTTCTTTGTATCCAGCGCGATAAAATATCTCAATCCCCTTTACCTTGCTGTTCCACACATTCCCAGCTGCATTGGCGTGGACAGATACAAAGGCATCAGCCGGGCGCCCGAAACCATTAGGGATTTTGTTATTTGCTAGGTCCGTACGGGTTTTAAGTGGGGTGTCCTTATCCCCCGCGGATACATGCAGAACATCGAAGTTATTTCGCTTCAGGTGAACGTTGAGCTTATCTATAACTGCACGATTAAATTCGTTTTCCTTCATATAAGTACCATCTGGGAATAGCGGTGTACGTTTCCCAGCCGTTTCCATCCCATGTCCGTCATCGGTTGCTATTAGTATCTTCTCCATGTTGAACAGCCTTTCCGGGGCTTCTGCCCCCTGTGATAAGTTCGATAATGTAGTTGAGCTCTTCCGATCCAGTCTCTTTAATTGTTTCGTACGACCATACAATTTCGTCGGCTGCCATTTTCGCCCACCTAAAAATTCGATTTGGTTTGTTGCCCATCTTCGCCAGTCCTCATTTTCATCTGCCAGATATGGGAAGTGCGCGGTGAGAAATCTCTTAAACATCTTCATTCCTGACCGTTTCCCGAATAGGTAGAACAGGTAAAACAAAAGAGCCTCCCACTTGAGAGACTCCATGTTTTTTAATAGGTAGTAAGCAATTTCATACAGCGTCTCGAGTACACTCCACAATAGTTTCACCGCCGTATAAAAAGAGATCCTTAACTTCAGGGCCATGAAAAAGCAGTATCAGATATAGTAGATCCTCCGATACTGCTGATTGTCTTAGTTCTGACTCGTCATATTCAATCATTTAATCACACCCTGTTCAGCAAGTACCGAGTTGACGTTAATGTAAATTGCATTGATTTGCTCTTGAATTTCTCTAATCTTTGTTGTTCGTTCTTTGGAAGTGAGTGACTTGTCAGCGGTAATTACTTTTTTGTAAGCACGCAAATCAGCAAGTTGCTTATTAACGGAACCCTTGGCAGATGAATTGATCGCCTTACGGATTTCATCGTCATACCATGCTGGAACAGGCTTATCAAGGTCGATAGCATCCTTGTACACTTGGTTCAACTTGTCTTTAGCATCATAGAAGTCTTCGCTTAACGTGTTTGTGAACGTAGGGTCAACAATGAAGTTTCTAAGCAGCGTATTACGAGTATTGCCTTGTCCTAAGTCTGAGGTCAATGGAAGGACTAGTCTCGCTAAGTCACCACCATAAGCCTTGATAATATAGTCCACTTGGATAGGTGATGCTCCTATGACTTCTCCAACTTTCTTCGCGACCTTACTTGTCTTTTCATCGTACTGATATTTCTTGCTTCTACCCTCCAACGCACCGGATACAATTGGAGACCCTGTAAAACTCTTGTTGGAGAGGATCGCTGAAGCTGGTCCAAATACCGTTGCATTCGCCACGCCCGCTAGACTTCCTTCTGGTCCGTCTCCTTTGGTTACTCCTTGTAACAGTCCCGTCAACAGAGGCGGTGTCCAAGCGTTAGCCAATGCGTCCATAGATCCTTTGAATGCTTTAGGGTCGTTCTTTTGGAAAGCACGTAGTATTTCAATGGTCATCTCACCGAACGAGACGTAGGCAGGATCCATAGGGATCTTTACAAACGAACCGTCTGAATTCTTCTTAACGATGATGTGACGCATTCTTTCGCGCGCAGGTATCTCTTTGTAGTCTTTGTCGTCAGCAAATTGTTGGTACTCATACAGCTTCGGAGCCACAGCAATTGTACCGATAGCCGCTGCAGTTCTTACCGGATTGTTCTTTAAAGCTACTAGGATACGTCTTGTTCCCTGCACAGCAGCGTTACTATATGGGGCTATTGCTTCAATCTCCTGCGAGTGAAGCCCTTTCCTAGAGTAGTTAACCGTTGCTTCACGACCTGCATTCATGGCATCACGAACACTCTTTGGCGTGATTTCCCCGCCAGCTCGTTTAAGTTCCAGCCGACTAGCGGCAATACGAGGTGCGTTTTCTGCAATGTTACCGATCTTTTCAAGCACTGTAAACGGTGATTTCAATGCTTTACCCGTCATTTTAGCTGCATTTTTACCAGACAATAACGGATATTTTGTAATATCAGATACACTTTTATTAAGTTTACGCTCTCCTTTTAATGCGTAACTATAACCGCCGCCTTGTCTTGCATATTCCTGTGACCAATTCCGCAAGCCGGGTATGCCGAGTGAATCACCGATACCTGACATGATGGCGTATACGGAATACGCAGCTTGTTTAACAGGGGTTTTCGCTTGAATAGCAGACTGACCTAAATCCATAGTGACGCTTTTAATCGCGAATACTGGAGCAAGCACACCTGTTGCGCTGTATTTCGTAAGGTTTGAGAATGCAGCTAGACCATCAATCAATAGGCTGGAGGTCTGCGGTCCCATGGTTGTAAGTGCTTTGACAATCTCAGGATCATGTACCTTCATATAGATAGGTTCACCGTTCACCATACCACGAACAATATTATCTCCATCGACTTTTGAGGTGTTAAACAGATTTTTAAAGTCTACGTTCAGGTTCTCAAGGAAATCATCCTGACCACCGTTAGTTAAAACGTCTTCCAAACTAACCTTTGACTTCGGAGGTTCCACGATCTCGATGATACCATTGAATTTTTCAGGGGCTCGTTTTACGGAATCCACGATACTCTGCATGGCACGGTTACGTAGGATAGCGTTAGTCCATGCCCCCGTAGATTCCATCGTAGTCTTTCTTGCATCGATCAAGTCTCTACCTGAACCATTCTTATTTAGTTCCTTGATAGGAGCCTTCTGACCACTGAACGTTGGTTTAACTGTAGCAGAAGTTACACTTCTTCCTGGCTTCTCTTTGAGGGAGAACTGTCTGTACTGTGGAACGTAATAAGGTTCAGCTTCTTGCATAGCCTTCTTTGCTGCTTTGGTTATAAGTCCTTCATCTACAGCCATTTGAAGAATATTATCCCAGTACTTGTAATAGTCATCTGCAATTTCTTTGAACCCTGGATACCGTTCTTCCAACGTCTTGACACGTTCAGCCACTTTCTCAGGTGTCATTTCTAGTTTGCTCGAAAATACTTGCTGGCCTTTTTTCATACGGGTCGTTGCTCGTTTAAGGTTGAGATAGTCCAGAAAGTTCTTGTCCTGTCCACGTGCTACTTTTCCAAATATGTCCTTCAAGCTGTCACCAATTACGTTACCTTGCATATCCACAAATTTATCATTGATGATGACATTCGCGATATTATTCGCCCGGCTAGAGTCCATTGCAGAATCATATGCGTCTTGACTTAGTTTTTTAATTGGAGATAATGCATCCACGTTGTTCTGGTGAACTGCACGTAATTGAGCTTTAACAGCTTCTTTAAGCCCTTCTTTATCGGTCTTGATACGTTTGCTTACAATCTGGTCTGCGGTGCTTACCGGACCACCGCGAGTACTACCACCGGATACGATGCCGAGACCTTGTTCCCCGAAAAGATCCGTATGCAGGTTTTGCTTTTGTTTCTCTGCTGGAACGTGTTCAGTTTTAGGTGCTTCTGGTTCTTCTACCTTCGGCGTTTCCTTGACCTTAGCTTTCGGCATTTCAGTTGCAGCAGCTACTTCTGGTCTGGAAAGTAAGTAATCGATGTCCTCTTGTGGTAAAAACTCTCCAGATTCAATCTTGTTCTGAATGATTTCATCTCTTGTGAGTTCTTTGGTGGATGATTTTGGTGTTGATGGTTCGCTTAATGTGCTATTAGTCGGTTGCTCAAGAGTATTACGCAATAAGGATTCGCTTATTTCTGCCCTTGGTTTTCCTCCTGCGCGTCCAGCAATCGTCCTTGGTGCGGCTACTTCTCCTAATATTTGTTTCGGAGCAAGTTCAGCGTTACTCTTAACGGGGTTTCCTATTCCGTACACATCACGTGCCATCTGATAATTACGCGCGTTCTCAATCATCCCACGTTGTGGAGTTTGTGTTGTGCGTTTTGGATAAGCTAAACTAATGAGTTCATCTAGGCCGGGATCATTACGTTCAGCCATTTGCCCCCATAGGTTTTCTAATTCGATATCTTCTCTTCCGGGACTAAACGGTCGTTTCTGAGCTTCGGCAATAAGATTTTCAAACTTTTGACGATAAATATTTACTTCTGGTGTTCTACGCTTCGCTACTGTAGGGCTGATAACTTCTCCTTGCGGCAACGCTAAAGGCTCTGCTTTGAAATCTGATGGGTTAATTATTGGATCAACACCTGCGGATACGTTGGAACGATTAGCAGCTTCCGCTTGACGGATAGTACCTCTGCCTTCTGGTAAAGCTAACACTTCTGCTATTTGTTCTTCAGGAACGCCATTCTTTTTCATAAGTTTAGATAAAGCAGAACCGCCTAGAGTACCAAGACCAACGCCAATTAGAGCATACTTCGCAACATCTCCGATTCGCCCACCTAAAGATTGTTCTTGACCGGACTGTGCTTCTTGGAACTCATTCGCTACTCCAAGCCCAGCGCCTAACGATCCGAGTCCAATAGCTCCTCCTGTAGCCTTGCTGAGAAGGTTGTTCTTAATTCCCTTGCTCGCTATTCCACCAGCCCCAATACCAAGATCTGTAAGTCCACCAAGAGCCGTAGAAACACCAACGTTTGCCAAACGTTGATTCATACTTTGTTTATCCCCACCAAAACGTTCCGCAATCTCTTGAGAAGTCTGTCTAGGTACTTCGAATGCAGCACCTGCAGCAGCGCCTTTCACAAGTTGTTGGACTAATTTTGGCGCATTTTTAATAAGCGGACCTACGATTTCTCCACCTAGTTTATAAGCGCCTTGACCACTCAATAAGGAACCAGCTACATCAGCGACAATTCCACCTTTAGCATTTTTAGCACGATCTATAGATTCTTGTTGTGCTTTTCTTGCTTCTTCTGGTCCTATTTTAGTGAATATTTGATCAACTAAACCAGTAAGATCAAATGTAGCAGCTGACTTCGCCCGGTCTGTGAAGGCGTTAAATTCTTGTATACCATCCATCAGTTTTGATCCGAGTGATGATTCTTTTTTTGTTGAAGGTTTAACCTGTGGATTCATAACGCTATTTAAAGTAGACTCCAACACCTTTTTGGTGATTGGATTAACTGCAACCTCAGGAGCTGCGACGGTTGTCGCTGGCGCCTGAGGTGTAGCAGAAGGGTTAGCCAAATGTTTTCTGACAGAAGAAAACATGTCTTCCACTTCTTCTGGTTCCGTCGGTTTGGGATTATATACGCGTTCCAAAACTCTTTGTTTAGCTTCTTCACCGCGTATTTTATTTCGTGCCGCATCAAAGATTGACATTTTTTAACCCCCAAACATCTTGTAATATTTCTTAACTCCATTCACCCAGTTACTATTGAGGTTTGTAGGGTCATTACTAGCACCTACCGGAGCATACTTTTTCTGAATCGCTTCAATGGTTGTCAGACCTTTATCAAAGTAGTTTCGTTTAAGGTTGGACGCCATCTTGTCAATTCCTTCCTCTAAGCTATTAAAGGTCATGAGTCCGTTTTTACCCATCATTCCACCAACGTTATTCTTGTTTTTAACAGCGTTGCTTGTACCATTACCAGTTTCGTGTATAGCGATTGCAGCTAAAAGAGCTGGATCAATACCATATTTTTTACCAGCAGCTGCAAATATGTCGCCCGAGTTTTTAAGCGAACCACCTAAACTACTGTTCAACTTAGCCCCACTAGCACTTGCTGTGGGGCTAGTCAGTTTCCCGAGTACGATTTCGCTCTCGCTTCGATATCTTTCATAGACATGCCGAGCGAAAGAAGGACTTGTTTGGTTTCTGCTTCGCTCAGTCCAGCCCCAACTACTGACTCAAACATTTGACTTAGCTTGGTTGGGTCTGTTGTAAGTTTAGTTTTACCAGACTCAACTTTTGTTACCTCTTTCGTCAGAGGATTGACCGTTTCGGTATATACAGGCTCTTGGTATGCTTCCTTGATGTTGTTTAATACTTGGTTAGCAGTCATACCGGAATATTTAGTTGCTGTTGGCTGAGAAGTTTGGTAATCAAGCGTTGCCCAAGCTCTTGCGTTATCATCCTCTGATAGTGCAAGTTGAGCCTGACGGTAGGATTGATCATTTTGCTGTGAAAGCTTGCGAAGTGCATAATCCAACCCACCTTGCTCCTTGTTGTAATCGAAGGATTGTTGCCATTGTTTATCAGAGATCGCGTCACGCGCCTTTTGATATGCAAACTGTTCTGTCTGCATCTGTTGATTTGCTGTGAGCGGCGTATTCGGGTTACCAGCCTGCCTCACAAGCCCCTGCCAATCTGTCTGCGGCGTGATTACTTTGCCAGTCATGTTAGACACTGCTGTGGCTGCTGCAAGGTTATCGTTTTTAACTGATTGATCCTGATCCTGCCCTGCCAGTGTTCGAATGCTCAACGGCACAGAACTTGCTTGCGCTGCTGTTTTATTTGCTCCCAAATCTCCGATATTTACACCCAAACTACTTAAAAAGGTTCTTATTTTATCTGCCTCGCTGCTAAGTTGTGTTCTTTGATCGCGGGTAATAGTAGATGATTCTGCGGCATTCTTCTTCTCAATTAATTGTCTATATGCTTCCTGTGCTTCTGCTGGTAACTCAAGATTTCCAGTTATTTGAGATTTAGTAATTGGGTTCTGGAAGTCCTGCTGGTTGTAGTCCTGGTACAGGTTACGCTGGTTTCCTATGTTGTCCTGGTACTGTTTGTACGCTTGCTGTGCGTATATCGGCAGCACATTGTTAGCGATGTTCTCCGCGCTCTGGTTAGCCAGTTGATTCGCCACTGTCTCCGAATAAGAGGATTTACCTTGCCCCGTGGCTCTGAGCTGAGCGTTAGTGTTCTTCTGGTTCACTGCTAAGTTCTGCTGTGCCGCCTTAACAGCCGCCTGATAAGCTGGGTCTGAATCAGCATCATAGGTAAATGGTGTGTTCACAGCACTAGATATGTTGCCAAGGGTCTGCTCTGTGCGTGATGGCGTAGTTGTTGCTGCTACCATCTTCTGCGCGGCACTTGCAGCTGTAGTAGGTGTCATAGTCTTTGTTGGCACTAAGCTCGTAGCCTGTGACATCGCTTGAACAGGGTTTACGCGTGAGCCTGTGCTAGGCGTTGTCGTTGGATTAGCCTTATAGGACTGCTTAGCCTTACGGATCGTATCGAGATTGAACATACTCTGTGCCATAGTAGACCTCCTTGAGTGAGAGTGTATATAAAAAGGGCGCCAGATTAGCTGGACGCCCTTGAATGTATGTTCTATTACTTGTGATGCTAATGATACTTCATGCTGTCAAGTAGATTGAGTTTAATTGTAACTATTGTTGTATAAAATCCGTTATGCGGTCAGTTCAACGGACTTTGAATTTCAATGTTCGTCCCCACTTGTGGGGATGATGACGACCTATGTTCAACATAGACCGTCTTGAAATTCACGATGGTTAGATACGCTCAAAGTTGAGCTGATTGGTTATTTTTGCAGTTCTGCAAGGCTGGAATTTTGTTTTTCTAGAGTATCGTTTAGTTGTAAGATTTTCTTTTCCAAGTCAGAGATAATTCTAGAGTAAATTGCTTTATCGCTATCAGTCGTAAATTTAATAGATTCTTCTTTTTTTGATTGCAACAATGAATTAGCATCAGACAATTCTTTTTCTGTATTATTAATGGCATTTTTAAGGCTTTCAACACGTTCTAGCCTGTACTTTTCTTTTACCGCTGCTGTATCCAACTTTTCACCCTCCTTTAAAATCACATTTTTTCCATCGTTTATTACTTCATACCCTGCAGCTTCACCTATTGATCTCACAGGAGCATAGTTTTTCCCCTCAACGACTACAGTGTTCAATGTTTGTCCATTAATTTCAACCATATATTGTGCTTGTACTGTTTTTCCAATCAAGTTTTGAATATCATCCGCAAACGCCGTGGCAGAAAGAGTGAAAATTGCACCAGCAACAAACCCTGCTACTTGTTTTTTCATATTGCACTCCTTTGTGTACCAATTTTCTCCAATATACCACAGCATTTGATAAATGTTAAAGACCACCAGCCTCAAGTCTATCAAATATCTCAGATAAATCTTGTCCTAGTGTTCTTCCAGAAGAAATATTAAAAAGTTTGTACCAATCTGCTAATCGCGCATAGTTAGAAGGAAATATATTTATGTTTCCTTCTACGTTAATATCCAAATCTCCACCAGAAACGTTCAACACTAGTCCGCCAATACCCAATAGTTCCATGACCCCAGAAATATCATTCAACCCACCTCGTTCAGTACCGTTAAATATCCATTTCAGCGCAGGCGTTCCTGCATAGTTAGGATCAATAGCAACATAATGATCAGCACTTGATTTAGCTGCAAATACATTACCTGTTGAACTCATCTCACAACGCGGAAACGAATCTTTTGATGTAGCAATATACGATCCAAATATCTGCACCGACTCTATTAGACCAGCTACGATGTGCCCTAGATTAGCACTGATAGCTGAAAGCTCGTCTACATCCATTCGATCAGCCTTGATTGATTTGGCGCGGACGTTCCTGAAATCCACGTCTCCGTTCAAGGTAAAGTCCAGATCCTTCAGCATTGAAGCGAGTTGATTAGACAAATATTTGATATACTCTCGCAATTCCTTCACGTCATCCGTAAGTGGTGGTGCCTTGAGTTGAGACATTTTCCATATACCCATGATAACCCTCCTAAAATAGTGACAGTTGTCTGATTTGGCGTACTAATTCATGTATTTTCGCTGGTCCGGTACCGGATATCTTAACTCTGACTGTGTTTTCAAGTACTACGCTACGCACTGGGATGATAATGCGCTCAACCTTTGGGCCTGATCCAGTAACGGTGTGAACAAGGTTGAAGTCATTTCCATCCTTTGTGGTAGATAAGTAGATGTTGATGGTCGTCCCTACTGGAATCTCAGCGTACAGCCACAATTTTAGCCACCGCTGACGCTGTGACATAGTAGGGTTGGTAAATGGCTTGGTGGTGAATGACCAGCTTACAGGCGATCCTGCATCGTTGGTGGAGGAATCCATTTTTAGTACTCGTCCTAGGCTATCACCGATGTACATCACATCATCCAACACGTAAAAAAATGTTGGATCAATGTTTGCCCATCGGCTCCAGCAATTTACGCCAGAGCGTGAATCGTACACCATAATTTCGTTTGTGTGAGTACGAAAGTACAGTCTGTCTGGGTCTGATCCGGCAGCAACATTAGTGTCCATTGCAGAAAGGTATTTACCTACGATTTGTGAGAATTCCGCACTTGGCAGGTTTCCTCCGGCGTAGTCGTATATTGTGCGTTCATCAATAATGCGCATGATGCCTTCTTGAGTGGCCGAGGATTTATTGTTTATAACGCCAACACCATCCACTATGAGCTTCACCATGAAGTTCGACGGAAGGTCACCGTATAGCTCATGTATGCTGTTCTTCAAGCCAATGGTTAACCTGGATAGTGATCCAGAGAGGAAGTTAATATCCTCACCACGCGTTGATTCCATATCTTTCACAAAGCTATCTTCCTCGGTTCCTGCAAATGTAGCCCATTCTGTAGGCTGATCTAACGCACAAGCATGTAGTTCCTTTCCTACGGATCCCCACAGACGATTGCTGTAAGTGGTAATATATTTAAGTCCTGCTGGAACACCGCCCAGATCCACGACCGCTGAGCCATCGTAGCGCTTTGCTACAAGCCCATTTACACCGATCAGGTTGATATCATCTAGGTTGCCTTGGAACACTGTAAACGACCACTCAGCTGACGTATCAAGACCAGTGAGTAGCGTTGTCCATGTGCTTCCATTCCACCTATGCCAGACCCCGTCATTGGCGATTACATGAAGCTCACTCTTCCACGCGCCCATTCCTAATATTCTGCTGCCAAACGTACCTAAAACAGAAAACCCCGTCCTCACAGAGAGGGCAGGGTAATCACTTGTGCTCATATTGTACATGTCGGTAAGTTGTGACTCGGCAATGCTGTAAGGATCGAAGGTGTTCAATCCCTGCCACTGCCTGATGCTGATAGGCTCCTGAATACCTGGTAGTGGTCCGCGTAGCTCTGGTATTTCGTACTGAATCAGCCTACTCATTGTGCAACACTCCCAACGTAGTTTTGGGCCGCTTTGTTCCATGCAGTCTTGTACTGTGCTTCATAACGGCTAGATTTAACATCGTCGTCAACCGCACTTGCTAAGAAGGATGCAAGCCCCGGTATAAAGCTCCAATGATACTCCTCAGGAGCCTCTGGAACCGCGCTCAGGTCGCTTGGAGTAAAGTTGGTTGTAGCAATCCTACTGTAACATAAAACGCCCTGCAAACCGCTGCTATACGGCGCAGGACGCAAAGTTAGAGTATATGTGCTGTCGTCGAATGTATATGTGTTCTGTAACGGGTTAGGTGCGGTTGGTAATAGCTCCTTATACTTGATTAGCCCCACCGTTAGGAGGTCGATATTCTTCAGCCTTACTTCAGCTGATAGCGTGTATGTGGACTGATCTACTAATGGGTTGAGTGATATCACCCGTGGTATTTTGACTACGTTGAAAAAGTCTTGGTTGAGTGCGTTCAGCCACATTACCTTGTCGGATATAGGTACTTCGTTTGGGACCAGTAGGTCAGCTTCGTTGATGATTTGTTGTAAGTTCATTTTACCACCTACATATCTTGGATTTTCGTTACATTAAGCACTGTATAAGAACTATCAGCACCATTTATGTTTAAACCAGATCCGCTTGATTGGTACACTTCCACATAAACACTACCAGGTGTAGATAAAACCCTCGTTGTGGACACCGTTAAATCAAACTGTGTCGTTTCTGCGTCTACGTATACATTTGATAGTACCCCGTAAACAGAATGTACGATTCTAATACCTCTTTTTCCTGTAGCATTTGCTGAAAATATGACATTAGCACTCAAGGAATACACACCAGATTCAGCGATATTGACAACGTTGGTTGAAGTATTCAAAGACATGTCACCATTTTTTTGGATGGGTACAGTGTTTAGCTGCCATTTCTGCCAAGAACCGCTTGTAATGGATTGCAGAGTCGTCTTAGATGCTTCGATGAATGGTTTGGCAATTGTGTTAACTACCATTCCCTCTATGCTAGATTTGAATATGCAACCAATGGACTCAAAATTTTCTCTTGTCGCGGTTAATACAGATCCATCAAATTCAATGTTTTTTCTACCAACATTTTGTACATATGATCCGTAATACTTAAAACTTGAACCCATTAAGCACAGTTTTTGAACTCCTGCACCACTAGAAAAAGTACATAAGATGTTATTCTTAGAGAAGTATAAATTATTTGCGCGATTAAAACTGCATCCTTGCACGTTATAAACAGAATCATTGATGATTGGGGTTTCATTTGCGTTATTTTGGAACCACACGTCTGATTTTCCAGCGTTATCCTCGAAATATACACCTATAAGATTGCAAGCAACCCCACCTTGATATCCTGCGTCTTCAACCTTTATTCCCCATGAAAAATCACTCATGTTATTTGAGTTATTATATCCGTTGTTCGCTATCATTCCACCAACAAAGTTGAACTCAGTCCCACCTTTTGTATGGATTCCATACTGCAAACAAGCACCTACAATACATCCATAAAAGTTGAGAATGTTAGGTCTTGTGCTATAGGAATCAAATGGCGTTTTTTGTTCGAACAACATCCCTTTTTGGCACCATGATATACTTACGTTTTCAAACATGCTTTGCTCCATATCGATCATGTGCATACCAAAATCGAAACCAAAGATCTTTACGTTCGTCATTTTGAAATGGTTGTTGTTTGATGTTCTGATCGCTGTTCCTAAGTAATTGTTCCCACTAAAACCCAAGTCACGTATATTTTGGTACGAAGATAAACCTGCACTGCTGATTAATGTCTGGTTAGGTATTAACGACCCAATCATATCTAGGAAAACGTCTGATCCGGTGTAGTTGAAGATAGATAACCCTGCGCCATCTCCATACAAACTAATGCGTTCCTGCTGACCTTCTACATTTCTATCCATGGTAATAGTCGTGCTGGTTTTATACACTCCTGTAGGGAAATAAACATTTTTACCAACAGACATAGCATAGTTAACAATATTTTGGATCGCAAATCCATCATCAGAAACATTATCACCAATTGCTGCATTTAATGGAATCGGGGGACTCTTAACATTTACGGAGCTAGATCCTAAATTTTTTTCAACGCTTATGTCCCGTTTGTCTGCATCATCCAACCTATCATTCAACCAATCATACGTAATGTCATACGGTGTACTATACCTTGCAGTCGCCGCCTCTGATCCATCACTCAGACCCGTGACCGCAAGCTTTAGCAGGTGTAACAAATACGACTGTGATGCATCAACCTTGTTCTGCGCCCCTCCCGGCGTCTCATACCTACTGTCATCCTCGCTCGCGATCTCCGGCGTGGTTCCGCGCCATGGTAGTGTCATGGTAAGCCTCCCTTCTAATGCAAATAACCCCCGGATAGTTACCGGAGGTTTTATTGGAGTTGCACAGTATGGTTCGATAGTGGATCAGCCTCTTTTTCGCAATCGCATATACCATACTCCAAAAGAACCGTAAACGGTTCCGAGTAAGAATCCTAATATTCCATATAACATCCCCATTTTCCCTTCTATATAGAATTGATTGGTAGTTATATCCAAAAGTCTACTTATTAAGCTTCGCCACATTGTTTCCATAGCTGTCCTCAGTGATATGAACTTTGGATCCGTACACAGCAATTGAACTGTCTGATTTACTGTTTATGGATGACCAAAACATGTTGTTGTAAAACGATAAATAAATGTCTGATGCTCCATTTACGTCCGCAAGCCACATTGTATTTGCGTTGGTTGATCGAATAATACAGTTATGCATCTCTACCTGCTGGTTTACGGCAGTTGTAACCGTTGAAGCATGAAAAAATACAGCACCATACTGTGATGTTGTTAACTCACTTGGTGTGTCTGATTCGATCAGGCAGTTTCTGAACTTAATAGTCTGATTGTTCTGTGTTCCTGACCCGATTGCCGCTGAGCAACTAGACTTTAAATGACAGTTGTTAAACTCAACTACACCTTCACCAGCATAGTCCACATGGACTGCATAAGCCTTGTGACCTGTAAGTTCTGTTGGATAAACACTAAAGATTGATATCAAGGTCATATTTTCAATATAACAATTACCTGCAATCTCTAATGGAGCATCTTCATACAACCCTGATGTAGATTTGATAATACACTCTTTTTTATTTATTCCAATTATAGATAAAAATCTTCCGCCACCAACGTAAACAGATTCTAAATAAATCCCTGGATAAACTATAATTGTTACAGGATTACTCAAACTATCATTCGCAGCGTTAACCGCTGCCTGAATCGTCTTAAAATCACCGTTACCGTTTTTATCAACGATTAGCATATTATTTAGGCTGGACTTGCTAACGAATGGTTCATTAACAATTTCTTTTCCAGTCAGGTTGAATAGTTCATAATTGAATCCGTTATAACCAGCCGCTGCCGCAGTCAAGGAAACATCTTCCTCGCCAACAGTTGAGTAATAAACTGCATTAATATTCGAATCATAGTTATTAGTTTGACCTATGACTAAATTTTGAACTACACCCGATTGAGTTTTACCATACACTTCAATAATTAACCCACTAATGGCATTAACATCAGCATTTAAGACAATCAGGAGTTTACCATTTACATCTACTGCTTTAAGTTTATTTACACCCTGCGCTAATGTGACTGTTTGTGTTGCGTTTCTGACCTTTACTACAAGAAGTATCTCTTCATTAGTAACTGGAAGCGTTATATCTAATTTAATAGTATTAAAGGTTTTGTCTACAGGCTTCAGTTTTATTCCCCAATGCTTGAATCCGCTTAAACTGCCTTTAATTGTATCTGAATAACTTAACACCGTAGTTGGTGTTGCGACTAACTTAGGGTTTAACAAAATAGTGCTGCGCCAGTTTATTTTACTTGGAGTTACTATGCCTTCGGCTAACTTTCGGGTTGTTACGATACCGTCCTTCAGTCCATCCGTATTTATTTTTGGTAATCCCGAAGTATATGGAGTCGCTGTTGTTCCAACCTCTACCTGTGTTTTGAAGGTAGTGTAATTACCTATTACATATCCACCAGACCCGTTTGTCTGAGACAGTAATTTAACGTACCTACAGGTTGATGATGTTGTGTACAGCGCTACTGTATGAACGTTGATGTTTACATACTTGATAAATACTTTGTTAGCATCATACTCAAATAAAACCTGTGCATTCGCCGCCAATGTACTTAAGCTTTCTGGGTCACTTATGGTATACGTTGTGCTAGGATCTACAATAAGAAAATCATCACTTCTTATCTTGTTAGTACCTGTAATATTTGATCCGTTTGTAAAATCAATTAGACCTAATTCCCATCCAGCGAATAAATTAGTTGATGGCACACCACCAACCATTAAATACTTGGTTTCTTTTATACCAATAGATTTTTCTGGAATCTTTGTACTTTGATAGACACCTCCTGATGCCCAAGCAGTTCCATTCCAGTAATACCAATTACCATCTGCTAAAACTAAAAAAGTACCCTCTGCACCCGTCGGTAGTGCGGCTTGTAATGCAGCCAGAGTAGTATATGTCCCTTTCGGTGCTCCACTTACAATATTAGCGAATTGTGTGTCCACATAAGATTGATCTGCTTTAGGCGCTAATCCGATAGTTAATTCATGCTTCGTTGCCTTCAATGCTAATTCTTCAACTGTTTCCGCCAACTGCGAATCAACTTCATTAAACTTCGCCGCCACTGCAATATCAGTAGTGTAGTCTAACAGTGATTGATCAAGCTCTGTACCTCCCACTGCGCCCGGCGCAATCTTTGGTCTCGTCACCGCATCATCTGCAATATTCACCGTCTGGGCTTCATATGAAAGTAGTGATTCATCTGTGTATTCCTTCGAATCTTGTAATGACTGCTCGATCTTGTTTGCTGCACCGCCCGGAGTCTCATAGCGTGGATCGTCCTGTGATGCTATGGGAGGTGTGGTATTAGAACTCCATGGGTATTGATTTGTCATTTAATCACCATCTTCCCTTCACAACATATCGTTCATATCCGCTAGTTGCAGAATTATATTCTTTAAATAACTGATTGTATCGCTCGTGGAACTCTCCGTTGTTTGGAAGTATGTCCTTCAACACACCATAAACCAGCAACATATCGAAGTTCGGATCGAAACCACTTCCACCGTTAAGGTCATTCATCGTTAATGGACTTAGTACAGCTGTGTAAAATATCTTAATTCCGTAGAACGTATCATATACAGGTGGAGGATATATCCCAATCTGACCAGATACGAAGTAGTAGTACGGTCGATGCTCATTTTCATCAAACTGCCTGAGGGGAATTCTACGCCAGTCTCGCGCATCATCATTAAACGTTTGATTGGTGTATATTGCATTGCGGATAGCTACCTCTGTGACGTTACCAGGAGGGCATACAAGGTCTGTGAAGAATGTTCCTGCTGTTACATCAAACGCCTGATTAAGCACGTCTGATTGCTTTTGTGCAGGGCTTAGATTGCGAAGTAGTCTATCTCTTGTCTGGGTGATCTTACGAAGTATTGAGACTACAGGCATCGTATTATCCGGTATTTTCTCAATGATTTCTTCAACGATATCCTGAACTAACATGGTTCACCGCCTTTATTCCTTGTGGATGGGCGTTTATTTTCAGATTCTTTCTGATGTACTAACTTCTGCAGTAGCTCATTTGTCTTACACTGTTGCTCATAGATGGCGTTCAAAGCATCTATCTCTAGCCTAAACATGTCATTTCACCTCAATAAACAAAAAAAGGGAGCAAAGCGCCCCCTACTTTTTGTCCTCCATCAGATTATTATTGCGAAGGGTTGTGACCATTAAGTTCCAAAGATTAACGCCTTCCTTTTCAGATGCGTTCATACTCTCATTTGTCTTTTGTAACGTCACATATTTAATTTTCTTCGGCTGCGAAGATTGGGTTTCAAATCCTACCTTTTGCATCTTCTTCACTTCCTAATCGCTTGAATCGTCCATGCACCGGACGGAAGATCTATAGTTGCTCCAGTTGGGTTAAAAAAAGATATCTTAACGGTGTTCGCAGCCGATACATTACCTTGCGCTATAACGCCTTGCAGATCATAAGGTGGGAATAGTTCTACTCTGTCTCCTAAAGCCGCACCAGTAACTGTAATGGCCGCTGTAAGTGCTCCAGTCATTGTTGCCAAACTTGCAGGATCTACAGCTACAGTTGTCCGTGCAATGTTTGACATGTACTGTACAGCTGGTTTCCCTGTTTGCTTGATGCCGATTGACGATACGTTCATGAATGTACTCCTTTCAAAAGGACGCTCGTGTGAGCGCCCCTAGGTTAGTTTATACAGGGAAAGATCCAATGCCCCATGCCCAATCAATTGTGCCAAATGAGCAACGTTTAACCACTTTATACTTAGCAACTTCAGTATCGAAATCAGTAATCGATCCAGTCTCAGCTAAACGGCGGTTAAACCATTTCATCGAACGTTTCATGCGGCTGTCATCAGCTAGAACCCATGCTTTAGTGTTAGTGAAGAACGGGTTAACGACTACTTTAATGCTGCCATCAGCGTAAACGTTAGCGTTGTGATCTGCATTGCCCGGTTCAAAGTTATCGTAACGTCCGTTAGGAAGTCCTGTGATTTGAAGTGCGATCCGTCGAAGAGAAGGAGCTACATACAGCGTGTTACCCTTTGCTGCCATCAAGTTTCCTTTATCATCTTTCCATTGTTGCATCGCTACATAAGCCTTATCGAACTCTTCAATGGATAACTCAGTTGTCATGAGATTGGACTGTGTATCCACGGAATTTGTAGGGCTATATGGATGAGCAGCAGAGAACAACGCTTGTCCATCTGGAAGTCTGGCATCATACGTACGACCACGGTAGTCGATGGCTGTTGTAGTAGCTATACCGTTGTTAAACCACTGCGCACCTTGCATTTGTTGTGTTTTGTAAACAGCATCAGCCAGTGAAGTGATTCTGTCTCTGATCTGAGTCAACTTCAAGTCATCTACAAAGTCGCGATCAATCTCACGTCCTAAGGAGAACTTAGTATGTTGGTAATATTTTTGCCAGAGTTGGTCAACATCCTCGTACTTAACTTGGTTATTAGAGTAACCCCATTCTTCCATCAGACCTTCGCCACCCATTGATTCAACAGATTCAACGGCTTTGTCAGACTTTTGAACATCATACATAGCTGGCACGAAGTCTGGTTTGTCCTTCATTTCACGCGTATATAGTTCACGGAATACTGGTTCGAGTACGTTTTTATCCCATTGAAGTGCTGTTTGCATTTTTTAGTCCCCCTATTAGCTGAATACGCGTGATTTAACTTTAACGCGTACCGTTTTTGTATTTGTGTTGATTTCAGATACTGCGAAAGGACCACCTGTAATATCTGAAGCAAGGACAGACAATCCATCAGCAGCAACATCAGCACTTGTAACGCCTACAATGAATCCAACATCTGGTGTGCCTGTGTAAGGAGCATCAAACCAATCTCCTTCACGTGCCAGTACCACATCAAGGTACTGATCTGTACCAGCTGCGAGCTTTTGATTTGCGAATCCAGCGATGGCAGCGCCGTTTGTGGCTTTGGTCCATCTTCCGGCAGCCAGTTTAACAGCTTCGCCTTGAGCGAAAGCTTCAGCATTAGTGGCCATAATCTTACTCATGTGGTGCGTAGGTGCACCGTAGTCATTGAAAGCAAACTTGAATCCTTGTGGCATAGTTGATTACCTCACTTTTTAACGTATTTTTGTGCTGCTTGTGGTTCAATTCCGAACAATGCAAATGCATCAGACAGTTCTTTAGGAACGGATGGAGCTAAATCTTCGGATGTATTACCTAAGACTGCGGCTCGTTTGTTCAAGCGTTGCTGTTTAAGTACATCTTGCTCAGCCAACTTACGTTGATTACCAGCAATTACATCACGGTTAACAAGTTCATAAGCGTCGATTGGGTCATATCCGCGTTTTATCTTCGCCTGTATATCGGGCGTATACCATGACGCTGTACCCTCTTCTGGAGTTTCCTCAGCCAAGTGCGGATATTTAGCAAAGAGGTCTTCCCAACCCTTCAGTTGTTGTGCTTGAGCCTCTTGAGCCTTCGCATCTTCTTGCGCAGTTTTCTCTCGGTCTAACACTTCCTTCGCTTGTTGTAGCAATGGGTTGTTGTCCAGAAATTCCTCGAGTTGTTGCGGATCCCATCCAGCCTCTGTATATTGATCAACCATGGCTTGGCGTAGGGATTGAAAACTATCTTCTTTATGTTGAATGGCTTCTTGTTCCAAGCGATCTAGGTTCTCTAAATATTCTTTGTGAGAAGAGAAACCATTCAGCTTGGCCGTGCGCTCCAATGCAGCTTCATAATCTTTGGCTCGACCTTCGATCTTGTCATAGTTCAGACCCTTTCGAGCATATTCGTCCACCTGATCTTCTGGGACAAATACCTCTTCTTTGTTGTACTTGTAGGTTCTTCCCTTGCGTTCTGGCTCAGGTTCAGTCTCTATGGATGGAGATTCTTCCTCAGCTTCTGCGACAGGTTCAGTAGGTGCTATCCCAAACATTTCTAAAGCTTCATTGACTCCAGTGGCAGCCTGTGGTGAGGCTTCCGGTGTGATCTCTTCGCTATGGGAGGCGTTTTCGCTCACGTTTTCCATTTTCAAACACTCCTATCGAATAGCTCCTATGGGTGGGAGCGAGGTAAAAAGCAATATAAAAGGCCCAACGCTGCTCTGCGAAGGGCCTACCTATGCTGATTGTTTCGTATCTTTAATGAGTGACCCAGCTACCTTAGCGGCTTCTAATTGCATCTTTTGTTGTTGCATGGACTGGTCAAACTCTTTATCTTGCTGATTTAAAGTTTGTTGCTCCTGTGTAACCTGTCCAACCTGCTGCTGTAACTGTTGATTTTCTGCTGAAAGTTGTTCAGCTTGCTGTTGTAGTTGCTGTAATTCCTGCTGTTTCTGTAGTTCTACGTTCATCCGTTCCTCAATGACACTGATAGGTTCCATACGACCATGTTCAATGGTGTACAGTAATGCTCTAGCGTCTATCATTGGCATTCCAGTACGTGGATCAATGGTTTTGATTAGGTTATTGGCTGTGGCAATCCAATAATCTCGGTCAACGGGTTTATCAGCTGAGATATTCACCTTGATATCGAATATAGGGACATACTCTTCAGTAAGGTCTAGCATCTCTTCCGTGCCATCATCTAGCTTATTTGTTAACGTAGTAGGCACTCCGCTAATTAAGCTGTCACGACTCACCTCTACCTTACGTCCAGTGACTCTTGCAACTCTGGCGGTGGTATAAAATTGAGCTATAAGCTCGATATACAATGTGAATACTTCTGTCATGGCCTGTGTGATAGCATCTGTAACGGGATTAAGTCTATTACTAGCTGCTGCAATCAATGCTTTAGCTTGCTCACCACTAGTAACGTTGCTGGATGCCTGACCATTGGCGCTATCAAACTGTCCAGGTATCTTTTGGAGCATGTTTAGATAGTAATCAATCATACTAAACACGGTTGATGGTACAGTTACACCTTGCAACTCTTTTATTTGATTATTAGAAAGTGCTCCCATCGCTGTAGGTAGCATAGCTCCAGCTGTTGACCGTTGATCTTGCCATGTGGATACTCGGTTAATAGAACCTTCCTCATACATAATGGCGCTGTTACCTTGCTTACTCATGGTCTCAATAGCTAACTCTGTGAACTTATTCAGCATCGTTTGCGGCTTGATCATGTCTCTACCGAATCCTTTGCCGTGTATGTTGCCCTCTAACGGGAACAATGTACGGGCGCTGAACGGGTATTTACCATGATCGTAAACATATGCCTTGTGCTCCAAGAACACGCCGCCAGATGAAACGTAGATGCAGTGTATACCTTCCATCTTTCCATCAGCCTTAGCTAGCGCCTCTGACGGGTCTTTATTCTCATTTAGCTGAGTGGTAGCTAATTCTTCGAACAACTCTTTATCCTCGGCTGTAACCATCTTAGGAAGTCCACGGTACCAGTATTCAATGAGTCCGGACACTTTATTGTTTGTGGTATCCTGTCCTAAGTAAGAATCTGTGTAGTTAAAGCTACTCTCTGTACCAATAGCGTGATTGAATATTTCAACATCGTTCACGTTCATGTCAGACTGTACCTTAGCCCCTTGCTTCTCCCATCTCTCGCGGAAGTATTCCAACGTTTCTGGGGTTTTGATGATCACAGCGCCCATCTTTTGTAGATAAATGTAGTCTCTCACTCGTGGATCAGGAAAGAATGTACCCAAGTCCACCGGGATGATGTCGTTCTGTCCATCAAAACGGTTCATGCCTCTGCCGCCTTCGACAGTAGGGTCATAGATTACCTTGAAGATCAGCGGACCATGTAGTACAGCCGTGTGGATGGCTCTGTAATACTTTGAACCAAAACCGATCTGCCTTAGTTCCGATGGCATGAAGTCATTTAGGTCTTGTGCTTTCTGCTCATCTGATTCCTCTTGCGCTTCAAAGTCTGGATAGGGATCCCAACCAGTAATCTTGCCAACAATGCTATCAATCTGAGCACCGAAGATATTGTCAACATTACTAGGACGCAGATTATTAATATGATCAGGACGTAACCCATGCCATTGATCTCCTTTGTAGAAGCGTCCTTCCTGCCTCCATTGTTCGTCCATCTGCTGCCTATTTTCTTTGAATACATCAAAGTCCTGCATCACCACGTCAACGATCTTCTGCTGTTCTGGTGTATTGATCGGTTCCTTCGTCTCGCTATCATCCGTACCGAAGATACCCTCAATCAGCTTCTTTACTTTTCCTGTCAAGTTATCACCCCCTATTGTCCAAGTTCTTCAAGCAGATGCGTATCATCAGCCCAGCTTTGCGGCTTACGTCTTGGCACATCTGCAAACACCACTGGCTTTTGTTCTGATGCTTTGTACTCCTTATAGTCCTTAGCCATCACCTTTTCAGTTAGACGGTCATTCAGACGTAGCAGATAGCCTATAGCGCACAACAACAAAAAAACCACTGCCAACAGCGCAATGATTACTAATTGTTCCATATAATCACCCCTTACCAGAATCCTCGTGCTTTAGGTGCATTCTCTTCTTCGTCATCATCGTGATCAAATCTCTGTTGTCTACTACTTTGCTGCACTGCTGACCATGGACGTTCAGTTCCAACGTTTTGCGGTCTGCTCATGCACCAATAACGTAAAGTATCAGGAACATGATCAAGGGGATGCTGTGCTACATCCTCAACCATCTTGTCATCGTGCACCATTGAAGGAATGGACTCTATTGTCTTCAAACATGTGTTGAATATCTTAAGCTTCACATCCTTATAAATCGAACCACTCACATGATCAACTTGATCAAATGGATGCAACCACTCTCTCAATCGTTTCCAACCGTTCACGCGTTCCTTTTTGGCTTGAATTAACGGAATGTTTTTCTTGATAAACAATTCTGCTGGTGTGACATTTTCTGTTTTAGACCTATTCCAAAACGATGTATCAGCTACCGTATAGTCATACGACTCAACACCGCTGTTTAACCAAACAATTTCTACCTGTTCGCTGGTCAAAAGCTTGCTTTTTACTACTTCACGATATACATAAGCTGTTCCTTTAGGATCTAGCGCCACCCATATACAAACAAAAGGGTCATTGTACCCTTCATCCATGGATCTAAATCGTTTCCATTCTCTCGGAATATCGAAAGGCTCGCATACATGTAAGGACCTACTGAATTCACTAAAGTATTGACCAGAAAACGTGTCCCAATCTCCATCTAAGAGTTGCTTACGTTCCTGTTCGGATAACTGCATCAATCTGACAATGTAATTTGGATCGGCTTCTAATAGCGCTGGATTGTCCTGTACCTTCGCAGGGATGAAGATACGCCTAGTGATAATTGGTTCCTTCGTATCTGGATGGTAAAGTTTATCTCCACTATCATCAACCTCATGGATAGAATGTACCTTTTCCCATTCACCCACATCTATGAAACGCTTCTTCACCCAAGCATGCCCGACACTTCCGGGGTTAGTGGTACTCTTCACATATCTCGGATACGGCTTAGAACCGCGCAAACGGGATAACATGTAGGTGTACCAACTTTCCTCAAACTGCGTTAATTCTTCCCACCTGATAACGTCATACTCAGCGCCTTGATAGTTTGCTTTATGTGAGTCGCTGTCAAAGTAGGCTAACTCGATGATAGACTCATTAACGAATGTCCACTCATGCTTTGATTGGTTGTACTTACCAAGTTCCTTAGGATAAGCCACAATCGTTCTGGCGATGATCGAACGTTGTAAGTCTGGGAAAGTCCGTCTAAATATGATTTGGCGACTGCCAGGACACTCTAAAGCATATTGTAGTGCGTCCCATATCGTAGCTTCGGACTTTCCCCCACCAGCAGCGCCTCCGTATAATAATTCATCAATGTCATTTGTCTGGTGGTAAAGTATCTGTCTTGGTTGTGGTTCATATGGTATGACTACGGTGTTCATTTATCCACCTTCTTCATGTTAGAACTGAATACCACTTGTAGTGCTCCCCCACCTTCGCCAGTTACCTCAACCTTATCCTTGAACATTCCATAATGTTTGGCTACGCTGTCCAATGCTCCTTTAGCTACTGCTGGATCTACATCTTCGTTTTTCTCGATGATCTTTTTATACTTTTTTAGCACCCACTGGACACTCATGCCCGATTCTTCCTGCATTTTGTCCGTTCTTTGTCCGATTTCGGACATTACGTCAACATTTGTCAACAAACGGCTTGCAGCTCTTCTTGCGGCTTCCTCTGTACATTTGTACCCAGCACGCAGATAAGCTGCTGTTCCATTCATATCCTTCATGTACTCGTTAACGAAGTTTATCTGCTTATCCGTCAATGCCATTGTTTTCACCCCTTATTTGTCAATTTCTTTGTGCATGTTATTAATAGCTGATCCCGCTTGTTCTAATGTGAGCCCTTTGTTTGTTACAGCTACATCTTGGTAAGTAGTCTTTGGTTTGTTGAGGGGATCTGCTATGCAGTCGAGTGGATCTGCTTTATAAACATTAGCGCCATTATTAATAAGTTTCTTCATTTCCTCTTTACTCATTGGGATCATCGTTCCCGGTTCACTCTCTCCGAAAATCGGGTTCTTTTCCGGATATACTACTACCGTGATTAACCGTTGCTTATATTCCGTCACTTCTTCTGGCGTTCCTTCTATTCGTCCATCTGGATGAAGTATCATATTCTCACCTCCCTCTAAATTTGAATAACCTCATCATCCACAGTAATGTGCGTCATATTCGCCCTACCAAGACAATCCACATACGTCCTACGAAGCATATTCTTATACACCTCTTTCCTAGCCTTTACGATCTCATCATCTACCTTCGCTAACTCATTCATTAACAGCGCACGTTTATGAGTAAGCTCTTGTAGGTTCATATACTCCCACCTCGCATACAATAGGCTGTTATGATGTACATGAGTATTAGTGTGATGTATAGGTATCTAATATCTTTGGACACTGTATACGGCCTCCACTTTCGTTATCATGCGGAAATATTAACATGTGTCCATGTTTGTCCAATCTTAATCTTATAAACGATATGGTATGTTACGTTCATTTTATGGGCTATATCGTTAGTACTCATTCCAATACTAAGCATCTTTTTTATCATGCCAGCCTCTTTATTTGTTATCTTTGACATACCATTTTTTTCTCCGAAGGCGTTTCTCCCTCTATCAATAGAATCATGCGAATTTTCTGATTTCGTTCCTAATTCAAGGTGCTCTGGGTTTATACAACTTGGATTATCACATTTATGGCGAACTACCAATTCATCTGGTATCTCTCCATAACATTCTTCATAGATAAATCGGTGCACTCTCTGGTGCCGACTATTTCGGTAAAAATAAGAATAACCATCACCATTTATCCTGTGTGAAGTAATCACAAAGCATCCGTTTTCATCGGTTTTAAACTCAATTTTCTTTTTCTTCATACTGGTTCCCTCCATTCCAGATGATTGATAAAACAAAAAGAGCAACAGCGTTGACCGTCACTCTTACGTTTGATGCAATCGCATCTATATACAATTCCACACCACCACTAGGAGCGAGTCTGTCACCTTCGTAGTGTGCGGTTGTTGCTTAGTTTATGCACCAATATCATCGCATTCAGGCGCGAATTTCATTAGCTTCTTTCGCCCTTCTATGGCTACTTTCTCGGCTTCCTCTAGTGTTTTAAAATGTCCTAGGCATACTCTCTTGTTGTTCCTACCTATCACCACAACCCATAATCCGGACGTTTTATGATAAGAAACATTTCTTATGCCTGTTTTACTCTTCCTTGTTGCCCCAAGCCTATTTTCCTGATTTTCAGATTGAGTTACCAATCGAAGATTTTGTTTTCTATTATCTAGAGTATCATGGTTTATGTGATCAACAATCATACCTTTTTCTGTATTCATGATGATCCTATGCAATATAAACTTTGTTCTTTTTCCATTCTCTTTTTTTGAATTAGCTACAACATAGTATGATTTTGTAAGAGGACTATACTGAGAAACCCAAGTTGTCTGAATTTTCAAAAGAACTTCGATGTCTTCAATATCAACTAATGCTTTAAGTTTCATTCCATTCTTCCGATTTAGGATTATTTCAGCATAATCACCTAGCACATTGTATTCGTTTCTCATCGTTCCTCCTTTGTTTTAAACAAAGAAGAGGCAGGAGTTTACCCTGCCATTCTTATCTTCCATGAGTATTAGATAGTATAGGGGCGGCTTGGCCTGAGCCGTACTACCCATATCCCTCACTTATACCATAATATCATGATGCTTTTGTAGTTTGTGTTCCCTCTTTGTTCCTTTTCATAACTTGTTTCCGCAGATAAGATTCACTATATCCAAGTTCCGGTGCCATCTGACGGTATGTTTTGTTTTCAATTATCTGTTTGTATATAACTACATTTGCCAGACCTTCGAACTGAGCTGCGTATTGTTCCATTTCGTTTTTAACTTCCTGTAGATGATCCACCTCTGCCTGTATTAATTCCAGTTCATCAATTGCTGCGTTATACTTCTCGATCCCTTTATCAAGTGGTATATGGCAGTAAATAGATGACGGCATCCCTCCTGAGAATAACACTGCATGGGCCATATCTACCCGTCTCCTAATCTCCATCTCACGAATTTGCAGGATATGTAATTCAGAAACTGTATCATTGTACGAATCTTGCCATTTCATGTATATCCCCCCTATAGATAACTTTTTATTCCTCTTCGATAACTTCCAGACTACTCGCGCTATAAGGTATAGCTACGTTCATTCCATCCAACGCAACGAAAATCCATGGATCTGAAATCCTCTTCACCGTGCCCTTACTACCCGACTTATGACGCACTCTATCGCCGATCTTCATGAGAGAAAAGCAGCCGTTAGGCTGCATCCCTCACTGATCCAAATACAGCTAACTCAAGCGCTTCGAGTCTTTCTTCAACAGTCGATCCAGCCATACTTGATGTGCTTTCAGCCAATCCAGTGATTGCGCCTTCGTTGGTAAGCTCTTCTTCGGTTCGAAAGGCTGGAACCGTTACTGGCTCGTCCTCCACACTGCTATGTTGTGCCATATCCTCATGATTACGTTCTTGCTCTTGGAGGTAGGCGGTGCGAAACGATTCTGCATCCTCGCTGGTCACCACCCGATATTTTCCTTTCTCCAAGTACTTAAACCGAATAGTTTCATCTGTCTCTGCAAGTTCTGCAAGGTAATGAGTGCGTCTGATATCATCTTCCCAACGTAGGTTGTAAATGACAGCCTTGGATTCTTCCTCCTTGCGGCGTTCTTCTTCCCACTTATCACGAGCTGACCGGACATCTACCTCTACTACTTTTGCAGCATTTGCGGCTCCAATTGCAATTTCTTTACGAAGATCCTCCAAATGACTATTCAATCTGGTGATTTCCTCGTTTGCTTCTTCAAGCGCCTTAGCAGCTGCATCACGCTTACTAATTGCGTCATTTATATCTAATTTAGCAGTATCAACAATGTGTTTTAGGGCTTCGTTTGCTTCTTCAGACTGATTATATTTATCTTGTAACGCTGCATTAGTGGTTTCAAGTTCTTTGATTCTCAGCAAGTTTACCTTTTTCATTTCAACGATGGCGTTTTGGATCACTGAGTTAACATAATTATAAGATGCCTCTGCTTTTTCCTCGTTGTAGTTGATAAAAAGATCCTTAGGATCTATACCTTCAAAGTCCAGACTATCCATAAACTTTGCGGCTTCTGCCGTAACTGCCTGTAATTCCTCAGCCTTACTCTGTTCTTCGATGGTAATATCTATAGCTTTGATGTCGTTTTCTAGTTGAGTAACCTTAGCTCCATCCTTTACGGCTCCGCGCTGATTTTCCGTGTTCAACTCATACTGTAACTGTTCCCTTTTAGCTACTAATTCCGATATTTCCACGAATACCCCTCTTTTCGTCCAAATGTTTTGATATTACCTATATTATACTATATTTACTACCATTATTGTACTATTATCTCTTGATTTCTTTGGTTTTCTTCAACTTTATTTCACGCTGATTTTCTCTTTACGAGTCTCTTTTCGATGAATTTATACTTATCTACTCTAAAGCCAATAGGAGGCTCATACAGCGACTTTAAGTTGCGGTGATGTATTTGCTTGTCCAACGTTATAAGAGTGCCTACATGGGCTCCGTATTCGCTCACAAGCTCGTAAGACTCACCTATGTTGATCCATGCCGCCATCATGCGCTTATCTCTCTTATCTGCAAGTCTGGATAAGCGTGCATGAATAGCTTTTTCTTAAGTGAGTAAACGGGAGTCTTCATCCCTTTCACATCCTCAATCTCTTGATGGCCATCTGCATAAGTTACTAAAAAGTCTGCTTTGTATGTGATAGGCTGTACGCGCTTGCCTGTGGCTTTGTGTTTGAATCCGGGCATTAATACGTATGATGGCTGTAACTCGACCTCTGTGACCTCTCCAGCGCGTTTCAGGAGCATTAATTCACGGTACCTTTTGGCTTCAGCGCGTGAATCGAAAACTATCTCGTCAACTTGCGTCTTTTTCGCCCCGTACTTGCTTTTCATGAGTGATTACCTCGCTTTCGGATTGTAATAGTGTCTTGTTCCTCTCTTTATGGGGAGCAGATAGGCTATAAACCCTTATCCGGCCCCCGTTATCACTGGGATTATTCGGTCTGACTCGATGGCCTTCGGCCTGTACTGCCACTTAAACTAATTCGTACTCACCTTGATCTAATCCATCAGTCACATCGTAGAAAGGGCTGTACCCTGAGACATTTCCATTTGCATGCATTACGCCATCATAAATCTTTCCTTTTTCGAATACTTGGCGCATGTGCCCCTAATCATCCCAATAGATATCTTTCAAAGCTCGAAACTTAATCGGTTTACCCATCCTCTTCTCCCCCTTATACCTCTGAATCTTCCAATGGCGAACACGTATATTCCACGGATATGAATACGTTCATTTCCTTCTCACACTTAGGGCATTCGACCGTTCTACAATCCATATCAGCGTTGCAGGCTCTGCACCCTCCAAACTTATGACCGCAATATACACATTGGCATTGGTCTACCTGAACTGTTTCTTCGAACATTATTTCCATCGTGTATCGTCTCCTTTGATTGGGGTCTCAGCCCCCTAAATTGATTTCATTGCATTCGCCTGCTTTAATTCAGCCTTTTTAAGCATTATTTTGAACCTTTCATACAATTCTGGATTATCTTTATCCATTCCATGTTTCTCATAGAATTCTATATCTGCATTGATATCGTCGATGAGCCATTGCCACGGTTTGTGTTGTTGCATGTGTCTCAGCCCCCTTATAAGTTCATCCAGCCCTACGGCCTCCGCTGTCGCTAAGTATTGCGGTCGAATCGGAGGCCTAACGGCCAGAAATCACCCTATGTGCTCTTGTACCTCATCAATTCCAAGTACCACATATCCCTTTTTGCAATACTGCGGATCTCCGATCAAGTAAATGATTCTGGTTGAAAGGTATCTTCCGGTAGTGTCGTTCAACTCAGGGTCAAATTCATTGAGGTACAACTCATCGCCAACTCTGTAATCCCGGTCATCCTTGCGGATTTCAAATTTTTTGATTCCCGACTTCACGTCTTCGTAGTAGTGCGGAAATATTTTTACGTGGTGTTCGCCTTCCCTTGTGAGTGTCATTGGTTATCTCCTTCCTCAACCGCCTCATAGGTTTCTGCGAATATATCTGGCTTACAAGGGTAGAACTCGCCTTTTACTCCTTTGATGATGAAATCCCCGGGTGATGCCCATATTGTTCCTTCAAGCGTAATTATCCCTACTTTCCCGTTTAACGGTTGCGTCATATTACCTTCAGTAAAGTCATACACATCTCCGATTGTTTCAAATTTGATAGCTTCTATCTCCACAGGTTTCTTTCTGTACTTTGGCATGTCTATTCGCCCTCCTTGGCTTCCAAATCCTGTCGGCACTCTGAACACCATTCATATCCTTCAACGGGCTTATTTCTTCCACAACGGGCACAAGACTCTTCGTTAATCCAATCAGTTTCCTCCTTGGGTGCTGGGGTATCTGGGTAAAGGGTGGATAAGACGCGCTGTAATTGTCCTAACACAACGTTCGCCGCCGTTATTTTGTCGTCCCAAAGTCCGAGATCATTAACCGCAAGCTGTACCACCTCTTTTAGTTGTTGTTCCCGTGCCTCTGCTGCGTCTGCGCGGTCTTCTGTTGCTGTCAGTTCATCATTGAGACCTCCCAATAAGCTGCGAAGTCTTAGTATTTCTCTACCACGTCCCGACACGATCTCTTGGAGTTCTTTGGCTTCTTGGAGCCAGTATTGAAGTACCTCAGCAACTGGTTCCCCTCTTAAAGTCTGTTCATTATGGTGGACTAGGTGCTTATTCTTCAGATAGCCTTGTACATCATCCATATCCTTTTGCCAGTCCCTTTGTGTCATTGGGCTTCCTCCCCGATCTTGATCAAATCACCTTTAAACATTTCTGACTCTTTTCTGCATTCTGGATTAGGGCAAATGTGAAATGAATTGTTTTCCCTTTGTTGAATCTCGCAAATTTCATCTGAGTATGTTCCGTACTTTTTCATTGTCTCGGCATTCCAAAGTTTTGAGTAAGATTTAATCCTGCAGTGTGGACATGTATATTTCAGTTTCATGTTATATCCTCCTTGTGGGAGAGGAGGGCTATTAACCCTCTCTGTCCCTGTATCTTTAATCCATTCCCCAAACCTTGTCTTTGCAGCAGCGTAGGCAATAGCTATACCAATGACCGTGTTTATTAACGATTTTGTGTCCTAGTAATTTGCAGATGATCTTACGCATAGGTTCATACCTCTTTCTGTGCTATATCTTCGTTCGGAATGCGCATTAAGCTATTTCTATGAAACTCTCTGAAACGTCATCTTTCGAAATCTCTATCCATGTTCCGTCCTCGTTCTCCAACCGAACTTCACCACCGACTATACGGTAGTTTTCTGTATAATCGAACCACTGTGAACCTTTTTCAATAAGCATTCCGCTTTCTTCTATCGTGAAACC